CAGTTGGAGTGCTGGTTTTAGGATAGCTCACGTCCGGAGCCAGATTGTTTACATTAACTCTGGAACCAGTACTGCCCGACTTGCCTGCATACTCTTCCAGCTTTTCCAGCTGCTCGGCAATGTACATATAATTGCCCGTCTGTTTCTGGTTGTCGTATGCAGAGACACCATAACGCGCAGCATATTCATGAGAGGCTGAACGGTAATAACCACCTGGACCCTGTTGTGCTGTCTCGAATAGCTCTTTAGCCTTTTGCCGGGCATTACCGCTATATCCCATTTCAGTCAGCTGCTGCTCAATCTCATCAACTGAATAACCGTTTTTAGCCATGACTCCAGTTTTAGAGGCTTTAAGCTTGCCCTGCATGGCAGTAAGCGCTTCTGACCAGGCTTCAGTAGAAGACTTAGCCTCCTCTCTTGCCACCCGTCCAGCTTCACGGTAGCCATCACCAATGGCACTGGCTGAGTTCTCAACCCGATTATTAGCTTTGGTCCAGTCATCCATGGTTTTGACCGCTGCCTTGCCACTGCTATCTACTTCAGAAGTTAAGCCATGATAAGCAAGCTGGGATTCATAGGCTGCGATTTTAGCTGCATCACCTGAAGCATAAATCTTGTCAGCCATATTGATTAAAGCCTGTCTTAACTGCTCAATCGAAGCAGTACCACTTTGTTTTAACAAATTAAAAGCCTTCATCTGGGCATCAGCTATTTTACTAGCTTCTTCCCTCGATGTTAGACCTAACAGTCTGTAAGCTTTTTCTACCTCAGAAATATTGGCCGGTAACTTGCCATTCACCTGATCCAGATACTCCATACCTGTCTGGACCTGCTTGGCAGAAAAGACACCCTGCTTTTCAAAAGAGATCAGCTGAGCTTTGGCGGCATCAAGTTCAGCAGGTGACTTAGCTTGCTCGGCCCACTTCTCCCATCCCTGATAGATCAGTTCAGTTGCGCGTGATCCTGTTACTCCCATAGATTCCAGACCACTTGCATAGCTAATCAGATGAGTTCTATCTGTAGCAAACTTCTCTGATACTCTGTTCAGCGCAACGTCCAGATCAATACCTAACGCTGCAGCTGCTTTACGGGCTTTATCTATAGCATTGGTTTGACCTTCAGTCGCGGCAGTACCTTGCTGCATTGCACTGACAATAGCCTTGCCTGAATTATCAAATTCAACTTTAAGTCCTTGAGCTGCCAGTGTGGTTTGCAAGGTTTTTTGGGTAGCAAGATCTGCAATCTTTTGGGTACCATCCAAAGCCGCAAGCTGAGCATTTATCCATTCTTGTGCAGCCTGAATCTTTCCATCGGTAATTTTCTGACTTTCAGCTTGATAGACTTTTTCTTTGGCATCCAGATCAGCCAAACCCTTTACAGCTAAATCAATAGAGGCCTGATTACCGGATCTACGCGCATCCTCTAATTGTTGATTAAGCCTGATCCGCTCATCGCTTATTGCCTTATAGTCAGCCTTATGCTTCTCCTCTTGAGCTTTGAGTTGATCTAGTGTCTGCTGATTTTGGGTAATACTTTCAGCGTTCTTTTGTTCTTGGGTTTTGCCAATTTCCTCCCAAGCTTTCTTACCTTGAGATTCAAATTGTGCTAAATCACTCTTAGCATCCTCAAGCCATTTTTTAGAACGAGCATCCATCTCATTCATTTCACTAATGGCTGACTGCTTAACATCACCCCAAGTAAATTTACTTTTCAGTTCTGCCCATGCAGCTCCCAATGCATATAAACCACCTGTGAAAAGCTTTACAGAAACTCCAATTGCCACAAAACCATCAGTTAAAAAGCCAAGGGCTACATTTATGACTTGTAGAGCTTTAGTAAAGCCATTCGTATTAGCATTTGCCTCATTTATTCCATTATCAAAGCTAAGTATAGTGCTCAATACAGTATTGAAAATATCATCTAAAGCTTGGCCAGTATCAGCTAAAGTTGATATTAACGTTTTTATACCATCATAGGCCGTTTGAAGAGCTATATATAAAGCATCTATTGTAGATGGGTCTATTTGACTAAGCCGGTCACTGACCCAACTTAACCCATTACCCATATCTTCAATAATAGGCTTTAATAAACCCATATTATCAGCCAATGTGGAAAGCCATTGAGCTACAGTTGCTGAAGATCCATTGGCCTGATCCATCTCACCAATCAGAATCTGCCAAGAAGTTGCAATCTTTTGTAGTGCGTTGCCTACGGTAAGCGGGAAACGGTTATAAGTTTCCTGTACAGCATCAGCCTGGCTATGAAGTGCCTTAACCACCCTCTCAGCAGTTAATTCGCCATTCTCGGCCATTTTACGCAATTCGCCAGTAGTGACACTTAATCCCCGAGCCAAGGCTTCAGCAAGACCGTATCCACCTTCCATAATGGAGTTAAATTCTTCACCACGAAGAACACCGCCTTGCATAGCTTGAATAAATTGCTGTATTGCACCTTCTGCAGCCTCAGCTGAACTGCCACCGATTTTAATAGCTTGCGTTACTGTCTTGGTAAGCTCCAGTGCCTGCTTTTGTGACATTTCCATGTCTTTAGCAACTGCATTTAAACGGGTAAATAACTCTCCTGTAGCTTCCAAGCTTGAGTTAGTGGCCAATGCCACTTGATGCACACCCGCCATTGCAGCAGTAAAGTTACCGCCCTCTTTAGTTGCAATATTGATTCGCGCAGAAAGATTAGCGTAACTGTCAGCAGCTCGAATAATCTCTTGTACACCTAAACCGATACCAATAGCAGCTAATGCACTGACCAATGCAGAAACAGCAAATCGAGTTACATCCATACCCTTAGATAGTGTGGATATACCCGAATTTGCTTTATCCGCTGCCGGTTCAACACCGTGAAGCTCATTTTTGAGTTTCTCAATCTGTTGTTCGGTAATTCTGGTAACGCGCTCAACTTCTTCAGCCGGCAATTTGCTATTGGCTTTAAAGTCTTCTAACTTTCGTTCAAGTGCAGTAATCGCATCATTGATAACTGTAGGGGGTTTAATGCCTAGAGCTTCATAGATTTCATGTCCAATCTGCTTTGCGCTGGTTGCAGCCTTATCTGCACTGATCGATACACTACGCATTGCAGAGGTTGCTTGTGTGTCAAACTCTGAAAATGCTGCTTTGGTCAGATCAACAGCCTGTTCAAGACCTTTGACCTTTTCTCCTGCAGCCTTAATCTCATCAAGAGTAACAGCTTCACTACTTTGTTCTAATGCGGAGAAAGCATTCTTAGCTGCCAGCAGCTCGCTTTCAAGCGTATTAATACTGCTAGTGCCGATACTACCAATTCGCTCAATTTCTTTAGTGCTGAGATTGGCCCCCTCACCCATTGACTGAATTGCACGGGTCGCAGTCTGAGCTTCACCTACTACTTGGCTAAGATCTACCGAGCTAAAACGTTGCAACTGATTAATCGAAGACTGGGTAGCATTGTCCACACCACGCATGGCATTTACAGCAATGTCCTGATAGTAATTAAAAGCACTGGATGTTTCTTTAATGGCATCTTCAATACTTAAAACACGCTGCTTAGCGATTTCAATATCTTTTAAAGTGCCATCCGTACTTTGCAACCGAACCAATTCAGCTTGAGCAGCTTTTAGTGCCGAGTTAAGTTCATTGAGACCTTGTTCACCAGTGCTTGACATTGAACGTAGCTCACCTGCACTGATAACCGATTTATCACCTAATGCTTCAATTTCTTTGGCCGCGGTAAAAAATTTAGTGCCTAGGATTTCCGCCAGCTGAATTGTATCACCTGGAATAGCCTCACCGATCTCAAAGCCTGCCTTATTTGCCTTGGTGGCAGTATCCTGAAGTGTATTACCTAAGCCATCGATCTTGCTGGCAGCCTGATCAGCTTTCTTCTGCAAATCATTAGGAACTATTTTTCCAACTTCCTGAGCAGCTTGTTCAGATGCAGCCTTCAGTTTTTCAGATTCCTGTTTTATTGCGGCATAAATGGCCTTAGTGACACTTTCAGATTCCTTGATATTCGATACATAGTTTTTAGTATCAGCTTCCATCACAATTTTAAAGGTTAATTCTTTACCAGCCATATTTTTACTCGCAATAAAAAACCCACCAAATGGTGGGTTAAGTGAAGATATAAAAAGCTCGTTGAGCTGCTCGATTCTTATTTACAGATTTGTTCCCAAGCTGATTGAAATTCTTCTGGGTTCATATTCTCACCCTCAATCGCAACAATTGCAGGGCTGGCAATAAATCTTTTAAAACCAGAATATCCATCGAAACTATTTTTGCTATTTACCTCACCACAATTTCCTTTGTGATTTCTAATTTCCGCATTTTTGGGATCTTTCAAATATTTTTCTAGAGCAATACGGGAATCAGTTTGAATCTGAACTCTACGTAAAAAATTTGATTCTACTTTTACACTTGGCGACTCTGAAGAACTGTACTTTGTATTAGAGCTAGTCGCTTCAGATCGAAGAGTTGTTTTACTTTCAGAGGGATTTCTTACTTCTGTTGAAGATCTATATGAGCAATATACTAAAGCAACTAGAATAAATATAATCAACCACATATAAAGAAGAAATTTTGAACTTTTCTTATTACCCACTTTTAACCCCACGCCCTTATTTTGAAATATTTTTGAGCATCTTAACCGACTGGTCTAAATTATCGCAATGTGAAAAAACTTCTTTGCTCACGATGAGTCTTTTAAATCTTCCAAGAATTTCTTTAAGTCTTTTGCAGAAGCATGCTGAGCGGATCTCACTACACTGGTCAGTGCTGCAAGCTTATTGCGATAATCCTTTTGGGCTGATTTTAAATACTCACTATACGTGCCATAAGTCATATTCATGATTTCTGTATGAGTATGACCAGCACTAACCAACAATTGAAACGAATCAAACCAGGTTGAATCATTATCTTTTGCTGCCTGCTTTTTATTACGGCGTTTAGGCTGATCTTCTTTAAAATAAGCGCCGTTAACCTGCAGTACTACTGATAAAACTTCTTTAAATTTCTGTTCCGATGTTGTAGCCAGATCGATCAAACAAGCTACTGGAAGCCTGGTGACCAAACTGCATATATCCAGTACTTCAATTGAATGAGCCTTAAAAAGTTCAGACAAAATTTCATCTGAATAATTTTTTCCCTTTAGAAAGCTTTTTAACTTTTCGGCATGCACTGCCCATTGATCAAAGTCTTTTATCTGGATCTGGTGAACTTCAACATCATTCACTGTAATAGAGCGATTAGCTGCTAGAAAAAAATCATTCATGATTGAATCTCAAAATAAAGTACAGGAATTAAAAAAGCACCCGAAGGTGCTTTTATTCATTTAATACTATGTTTATCTCTCAGGTTTAAGGCTTAACCTCAGTAACATTGATAGGCTGATCCTTAATTAGTTCTAGAATACCCTCACCATTTTTAAAGTGGATTGATATCCCTTGGCTATTTGCTAAGCGGAGCCCGCTTGCTGATACGGCTCGTTTAAGTCGATAAGTTTTACCTGACTGATCACTTAGTTCTGCCGTTTCAAAGTTATCTGTAGTTCTAAGGATATATGTTTGATTATTTGGTCCAATAAACTTTAGTAATTGCTGTTCTTCAGTAACATTGATGATCTGTTTGGGCTTTAAAGTTTCCGAAGATTCGTCTGTAGTAGGATTTTTAGAAGCCTTAGCCATATTAGAATTACACCCCATTAGAAATATACCTGCTGCTAGCGCCAAGAAGAGATATTTCATACATATGTTCTCCATTTTTAATTTTTGAATTCAATATAGATGCCTAATGGTGCCCATCTTAAAAGTAAAACATCAAAACATCTGTTAATTTTTGATAATTATTCTCATTATCAGGAAACTATAGAGCAGATAAAATTAATATTTCACCCTATCCTTCTGAATGTAGTAGCCCAATGTAACATTCATCTGTATCGCTTTAATATCTCTTGCAATTTAAACTCTATCTGTGAATCGCTCAACTTAGGTAACTTTATCAGTTTCTCTATATCATCCTGAACTTCGTAAACAAAATAAAGCGTGGACCCCTTATCGTATTTGATTACTAATCCATTGCCCTGTAAATTTCTTATTCTTTCATTTACCTCTGGTTGTTCACCTGCCAAAACCAAAATATAAAAAGAACCCTTTTTTGATAAGAAAAAGGCAAACTTGGTCAAGGCCATTGCGTGCAGATAAAAATCTTGCACTTCCTGATGTAGTTCTGGTGTCATTTAATAAGTCCGATCAACACTGATGGTCAGTTTTTACCTTCAAAAACCGTACCATACAGGTTGAGAGAATACTTTTTATGCACCCAAAAGAAAAGATATCCAAAGGTATTAAGCAATAAACAGGCACAAAAAAAGACACTTATGCGCCCCTGTGCCTGTATTTTGGATTTAGTTACTCAGATTTAATATCAAGCTGCTACATTAAAACGATCAATGTGGCCAAACATGCTAAGTTCAGCATCATTTACCTTGGTAATGTCAGCCAGACATTCGCCCTCAATATCGTAACTAGAGAAATCCTCATTGATCAGATCAAATTCTGTCTCCGGTGAAAACTCCACACGCCATAAGGTCACGGCGACCTTATCCCCTTTATAGGTATCAACACCTTTAAAGAAGAAGCGGTATTCATTGCCGATATCGTTTGCAATCGCCGTACGTGTTAATTTTCCGGCTTTACCTGACCACTTAACGTCACCAGTCGGTGCAATATTAAAAATCACTGTACCGAATGCCGAATCGAGTACATAGGTACTGGCATCAATATCTGTATCAGCGCCGTCTTTAAACTTAACTTCTGACAGATTACGCTCACCCAGATCAATCATGGTCCCAGCTTCAACAGTACCTAGTGAGCGATCAGCGATAGTGCTTGCAGATACTTCAGTAACTTTACCACTCATCACCATGGCAAGATTTTGCTTGGTTACCTCTTCCAGGGTGCCGCTTACAGATACTCCTGTCTGCTTGCGTAGTACAGCATCTTTCGTACGAAAACCTGTTTTGGACTCATAGTGATCGGTTGAATCCGAAGTAATTTGAAGCTGCAGGGCTGGCATACTTCCTACCGGAAACATACCTGATACTGCACCATTAATAATTTTAGCCAGGAACAGTTCACCCTGTAACGAAATAACGTCTGGTTTATTTCCCATCTGCTTTTACCTCTTTTGTAGTTTTTGCTGCAGCTGGTTTCGACTCTTCGGAGGGCTTTTCTACCTCCTTAATCGTACCTGCATCTAATTGCTGTCGGATTTCAGTATCGGTAAGTCCACCCACGAAATCCCCTTTTTTGAAACGCCCTAATGGTTGTTGGGCTACATATTGCTTTGCTGCCATGACTGGCTCCTAGATAAACATTTTTGATTCAAACACCAAAGTGATATAAACGCATGTTGGAGAGTAGTCCTCTTCAACTGCAATCAGGTTTAAAGGTCGTGAACTTGAAGCAGGCTGCCAACCTGATAATAATTCCAGGACTTGTTGAGTCAGTGCACCAGCACGATCCAGAACTGCAGAGCCATCATTAAGCTGTGCCGAAGCATGACGCTCAACCACCGTAACTTCCCATTGCTGGGCCAGCATGTTCATTGATGACTTTGCAACATCATCCAGCTTTCGGATACGGCGGTAATAGACCTGAGCATTTGGTGTAACCTGTGATAGCTCTGTAACATTTGCAGAGTTGGCCGGGGTATAAATCTTTTTAAGACCTGAAATCCCGTTGAGTTTCTCTGCAATTTCATCGCGCACCGCAAAGAAGTTTTTATCGCTCATCAGTTAAATGCTCCACGATATCATTTAATACATCCTGCTCATCCTGTTCGGTCAAACCCAAAAATGGACGGGCTGGCATATTGATGATGTAAGCCTTACCCATAGATTCCTGCATGAAGTTAGAACGGGATTTGCGGACAAATCTGTTACCTACCGTGCCATCACGTCCCTGACGAAAATAGGTACGACGCATTCTTGCTTCATGACGTATTTCACCACCGAAGTGATGAATTGCGCCATAAACCACGTCAGTACCAATTTCTACTCCACTCTGCAGCACATTATGAGTAATGGAATCCATCAGCCGTGAAGTCTTACGCAAAGTGGTACCGCCTTCACGTTTAACTCGGCCAGACAAACGCCATTTCCCTTCAAGTCCTTCGCCCTGCGTCCATCTATTACGGATATTGCTTACTATTGTTTGGCCAATCGTATCGAACAGTCTCTGTTGCGTTTCTTCAAGACCTGAAAGACGATGGAGTGCTTGCATTACTGCTGACTCACCATCAGCATCAATCTTTATTACAACACCAGCCATACCTCTTCCCTATTTAAATGAAGGCATCTTGTCTAGCGTTTCATCACCAAACACACCACCGATATAACTGGTTCCGATGGGCATTGTGGTGGGCCGGCCCTTAGGCTGATCATCTACAATTTCATTCGTTGTGGTCTGAATCTGTAGATGTGCTTTTTCGTCCTGTACCCGTTCAAGAAATTTAATTGCATCCTTATAACGGTTACGTACTTCTTCAGTGGGCTGCTGGTAATAAAGCCGGTAACGGGCAATATCACAGGCCATGCGGTTCAGATTACTGGGCACATTGGGAAGAGGCAGAGGATAACGGCCACCGATATAACCGTTAATCTCTTCTGCCGCATCCTGAAGTGCTTCATTGATAGAAGCTGCTGCATCTGCATGCATCAGCTTTAGTTCTTCAATGTTATTAGCAAACCGCTTCACCATGTCTGCTTCTGTTGCGTACATAGATCACCTTACTTGGCTGCTTCCGCACCCTGTTCAGCTGGCTTGTCACTAGTCTTAGACTTAGACGCTGACTTAGCCTTTTCAAGCTCAGCCACTTTTGCCTTAAGTTCAGCAATTTCCTGCTCAGCCTTGGCTTTATCAGCAGCAGCGGTCTGATTGGCTTCAGTTAAAGTAGTATTTTCTGCTGTCAGCTCTGTATTAGCCTTTTCAAGCTCAGCCAGACGTGCTGCGGTACCATCTGCTTTAGGCTCTTCCGGCTCCTGATATTCTTCAATAGCACCAGATGCTAAAAGGGCCTGAATACGTTTTGCTTCAAGCCCTTCTATTTCGTGACCTGGACGGAAATGTCCGATCGACTGTCTTGCAATATATTTTGGCATTGAGTTCTCCTTATACAAAGCCACGACCACCCACTAAACCGTTCTTGTTGTTTGGAACAGCCAGCGGAGAGGATTCAGCGAGTAATTGAATGCTTGAAGGATTCTTTTCTTGCCATTGGCTTAAATAGAACTCTAGAGCTTGGCCAAATGCTTCAACGTTTTGCAATGCACAATGTGCGATCCAGCCATTGGCATCGGCAACCAAGCCAAAGAAATCTTCTGGAATAAAACGTTCCGCCACACCTTCCATGCTGTGTTTCACGTCATACGTCCAGATTTCAATATTATCCACTGTGCCGCGGAACTGAGGCTTGTCAGCCTGGTCGAAAGTTGGCGTGATTGGAACACTAATACCTGCATAAGGAGCAATGAATTTTTCTTTAAACTCAGGATCCTTAATCAAGACATTAAATACTTTAGATGTAGTCAAAGCCATATTTGGTGATGTACCTGAATGTTCAACAGCCAAGTCAATCATCGCCTGAATATCCTTAACCGGTGTGGCTCCTGCTTGTCCCCATTTAATCAGAGGTGTGAAATTACAAGCAGGGCTGCGCTCATAATCTACTTCATACATTGGGAAGTCTGCTGAAGCGAAAGTGGTTTTACCGTAGAGTAAGACATCACGGGCAATCAATAACTTTCGATTTTCGATAGACTGACGCAGATACAAAGCTTTTTGAGCCTGATCGATTAACAATAGATCCGCATCGGATAAACGATTTGAACCGGTCGCAATCACGCCAAACTGACGTAAGCGTGCGATCAGAGCCGTGTTTTGCACTTCACTTGGCATCACCGTCATCATTGGCTTTAAGTAAGCAGGCTTCACGAATTTCACGTTGCCAGATTCACCTACTTTGATCTGTCGGCCAGCTGCTGTCGGAGTGACAAAAGGTGCAAGTGGGGTTGCGGTGTTCAGCTCACCTACAGGGACTTCCTTCTTAGTATAAGAAACACGCTGAGGAAAAAACCGGTCCATCAACCAGGTATCCACCTTTTGGGTTGTGTCGGTCAGTAGCACCAGTTGTGGCACATCCAGCAATTCAACTGGTGCATTTTGAAATGTAAAAGTTTGACTCATGTCTTAGTTCCCCACAACTTTACGAAGTTCGATTTTATTAGCCAATGCCTGTGCACGTACTGCATCATATTGATCTGCTGTTAATGGAACTCCGTTCACAGTAACTACAGCAATATCGAAAGGACCTTGTGTATAGATTGGCATTTCTAAGTTATTGTTGGCGTGATATGTAGATTGCTCTGCAGTGAAATCTGAAACAGCAATCGCGTTCCAATCTCCTACCACCCCAGTGGTAACAACAGGGTGGTCAGCCACATTATTTGCACCAACGTTGAGTAGATCCCCACGTTTGTATGCAGTTGCTGTTTTTACTTTGGCATTTTCGGTGCGAATACCATCGCCTACCACCAATTGATTGGTCGTAATAGTTTGAGTAATTGTTCCCATTATTTAGACTCCTGAGCTGCCGCAAATTTAGCGAATGCCTGATCCAAAGCTGATCCTTGTGGTGCTTGCCCACCTTGGCTACCAGTAGCCTGATGATTGAACAGGTAGTTCAGTGCAGGATTTACACCTGGTGTTTGTGGCTGTTGCTGTCCAGCTGATGGTGTTTGATTACCTGTCGAGAACTGTTTAAGTGTGCTGGCCATCAGCTCAAATGCATCGTCTGGCATGGCAGCGAACTTAGACTTCTCTTCGGTACTAAACTCTTTGCCCAGGTCTTTAGCCAAAGCATCGATTTCGGCATTACGTTTATCAGCGGCAAACTTTTTAATCTGTTCCTGCAAACCTGTAATGGTCTGCTCCTGCTCCTGGAGTTTTGCTTTTGCTTGTTCTAGGTCCACGTCTGTGTCCTCTGGTTGGTTAAAGTTTTTGGGTGAGTGACTAGCTGCCACGGCGTTGGTATTGTCATCTGCACCTAAAGCACAAAATGACACTTCACGGATACGGCCACCCCGAAAGATGGCAACAGGTGCCTGGAATGTCCTGCCATTCACAATGACTGAACCTTCTTTAACTTCTTCCACTGTAGTGGGATAAATCCGTACTGACATTTGCCATGGAAAGTCATCATCAGAGTCTTGGGCGACTTGAGTTCCGAATTCATTTGAAAGTAGATTTCCTTCAATTTTGAGGCCTTCTGTATGGCTCACAGAATATGAATTGATCGCTCCAGCTCTTTGACTGGTTCGATGCTCTAGCAATGCGGGGATACGGCCTTTGATCTGGATCGAATCAAGGTCAAACACCACCTTGTCCCAATACCAGTGGTCAGTAATTGCTTCACCGCTATAGGCAATACCCGAGAAGGTGCGCTTCTTTTTCCCTTCCTCTGGCTTGTCTACACAGACTTGGCCAAGCTGAAAGCAAAACTGATCTTGCTCCTGCTTAGCTTTTTCATTTGGATCTGGCATTTTTCATGCTCCATAAAAAAACCGCCCTATATAGAGCGGTCGTTTTTCATTAGTTGACTTATTGTTTGGTAGATTCTAGATTTAGGACTTCAGCATCTTCTTTCCATTTACTCAAAATGTCATGCGCCCATGTATCTTTATTTGATACTTGAACTACCCCTCCATTTCCAATTTTTTCTCCTAAAGCTCCAAATTTTTCTGCAACATTATCAGCCCAGCCAATACTCTTGGCCCATGCTTTTAATTCAGCTTTATCTAATACAATATGCTCATTCTTCATGATTTTAAAAAGTTCTTTTACTCTCGAATCATCAATTGGATGAGAGAAATCCAAAGCTCCATTGAGCTGTTGTTTTAAACTATTTAATGCTGCTTTTAATAAATTATCCATAAATTTTCCTTTTGTATATATAAAGTACTTTTAACTTTATAAGGATGATTTGAATTAATTCAACTCTTTAATATCTTGAAAAAAAATATAAATTTTTCATCTGCTATTTCTACTGAAGTAACTTCAAAGCATGATCCTATTTCAAATAACACCCCTTTCCCTGCATTCAGCTTTTGCAGATCAATACCCAAACCTTTAGCATTCTCAATCTGAATCATGATATTTGAGCCAGAATCTGCTAATAGTAATGGTGTATCCAGTGTAATGACCTTACCTACCTCCAATGATGCAGCGTAGGCTAGTGAAGCTGATCCGGTCACTGTAGTTGCACTATTTGATGCTACTGCCTGTAGTCTGCCTAAACCCTCCTTCAACCAGCGTTTAAGTACTTCCTCAGCCAGAGTGATAGGTGGTTGCTTTAACTGCGCCGTAAGAGCTGAATCATTGCCTTGTACATAATCCAAAAAAGTACGAATCGCACTAGGTCGTATGCTTGGATCAAGTGGAAGCACTGTATTGGCCACCACATCAAATAAGTCCCGGGTACTATCATCCATTTGAGTAAATAAACTGGCCAGCTTTTTACTTGCTGTCCACTCGGCTTTGATAACTTCCTTCTGCTCCAGCAAAAATGCTTTATCTAGATCAGAATCCAAGATCTTCTGATCTACCAGACCAGATAGATCGCCATAGGTCATTGGACTGGTACTCCATCCCATTTCCTCAACCACTTCCGGTAGCTGATCATCTGGCGTAATACCGTATTTTTCCGCCTGTTTTTCAGTTAAAGCAATCACTGTACAACGGCACATGAAGCCCCACGGCGGGTAATACATGAGCCAGAACGGATCATCGATATGACGGATAATACGGTTCAATGCCAGGTGACTTGGACGGACCCGGCTATCATCGATAGCTGAATACATCAGGTATGGTCGTTTGTCCCTATTACGTTGCTGCTGTTGCCAGCGTCCATGACTATACGCCGTCTGAATATTGGTCCTAAAAACATTCTTGAGATAAGGCTCACTTAGCTTGATCTTATTTTCAGCGACCAGTTTCTTAAAGTCCTCAAATGTCGAGCCATCTGAGATGGCCTTGTTTACAGCGGCTATCACAGTCTGGATCTGTTCTATGCTCGATAAAAAACTGACCGTGGTGGCCAGTTGTCGTGTCTTGAGATCCAGAGAATAAAACTCATCAGGCAATACGATTTTACGAGACCGAGCAAACTGTAAGGCCTCAAGAAATGAAACCGGCTGCATTATTTGCTCCAATAAAAAGCAGCCGATAGGCTGCTGATAAATTTAAAATCACTCATTTAACCAATCTATTCAAATCACTAAGATTAAGAAATAAATAAAGCATAAATAAAGACATAAAGAATAAAGGTGATATAAGAATCAAGTATAAAATTCCAAAAAAACTTTTACTGAGATGAAGGTTAGTTACCATAAAATTTATAAAGGTATTCCCAAATTTAATTGACAAAAAAAATACAAATATAAATACGATTGTTGAACCAATTGATAATCCAATTTCCTTAAAATATTTCTTGGTGTCTAATTGAAGTTTAATAATTCTATTTTGCTCATCATATTTCTTAATTAATATTTGTTCCCAAAATCCTACAATTGGCGCTATAGTTTCAAAATTAATAAAATCTGAATGTCTGTAATAATAATCTACTATTTCCTGAGAAGCCAAACCACTTCCAGTTAGTTTCTGAGCAGCCGAATTTTTACGCGCACGCTTTTCTTCACTAGACATTTTTGTATCACTTTCTATCTCAGATATTTCCTTAAAATATTCACTACGCCGTTTTGCACGTTCATCTGATTTCAAATATTTATCTTTTCGACTGATATAGAGCTCAAGGAGCTTTGTAAAATCAATCATTACCACCCCAATATTTAATTCATAATTTTAGTAAGTGGTAATGATTTTATAGCTTAAGAGTTAAAAAGTAACTTACTCATTTATCTCCACTCGCCGTTACATACCCTAGTACATCACCTGCATATAAAGCTCGTTCCAGATTCGCCGTGAACTGCGACTGACTGGCCTCAGGCATAAGCTGCATCAGATGAAAGGCCAGTTCTTCTGGTGTTTCACTCTTCTGCAGGAGCTCATTTACCTGATCATTGCTTAAGAGTTCAATATTGCGCTGTGCATCAGTCAACTCTTCTACTTCCTGCTGTTCAGGTGATAGCTTTCTGGTAGTTGCTGCAAAGCTAAAGGCTTTATGGGGTAAAGCCTTAAACTGCAGATCGGGTTGGTTCAAGTCAGTTACAGACTTTAGATCACCCTCTTGCAAGCCATACTCGCGAATAAAGTAGTCATCCGATAGGTTTGCACCTGCATTTTTCAGGTGAACATCCCGTTCGGCCTGCTCTTTGTTAAGTGGTTTAGCTTCCTCACCCAAGCTCACCTTATGTTCATCCCATCCATTGAGCATGCATAAGGCATCAACTACTGCCTGGATCGTTGGAGTCACTAACCGCATATCAGATTTCAGTTTATCCTGTCGCACATTTTCATGTACCTGACCAAGAGCGCGACTGCCAGTTCCATCTGTACCACTGGTGAGTGTCTGTCCCAATACAACCTTTTGAATTTGCCGAATTAGAACGCTATTAAACATATCGAATGATGAGCCGGCTGTTCCATTTGCTCCGGCAGTCAGAACACTTACATCATCGTCCTTATCAATTGCGAGAACACTTTGAGCATGAGCATTAAGCAAAGCTTTAGCCATATCTTCTGTGCCAGTTGTATCCACCTTGCCGAGAAGTATGGGTGTACCAAAACGCTCAAGGAACTTGGCCCAGAATTTAAAGCCATTCTGTTTAAAGAAATAAAGCCAATATAGTGTGGCTAACAGTGCTTTTCCATAGGGTTGCTCATAAGTGGCTTTACGGCGTGTCAGAAAGAACTTTATCTTTTGATCAATTTCTTCTTCTCGACCGTAACCGTCTTGCCGGTAGATTAATCGTCCATCATTTTTTGGTTCAAACCATTGCATGGGTTTTTCACCAATCCATTGCAGTCCCACATACCCTTCAGGCTTAAGCTCATATACGGCTTCCTGTACGGAGTAACCAAATAACAAGGCGTTTAGTGCAGCAGATGCAATTTCAAAATACCATTCTTTTAGTTCGATATTCAGTAGCGCTGCAACAGGAGTATCACTTGGTTCAATCCGAAATGGTGTAGCAAGCAATGCATCAATACGCGTCTCTATTGCTTGGGCAATTTCGTCATCATCCAGCATAATTTTCAGTCTATGCCGGGCTATACCCGCTTTACGTAAAACCTCATCCGTATCTGGCTGTCGGCCAAAGTTAGAGAGAAATTGCGTAACTGCTTCTTGTGTATATAAGTTGCCATAAGACAAAGCCTTTTTAGCTGCTTTGCCTTTTTTAGACTTTGCCATAGGTTTTCCTTACGAGAATGTTCGACTTCCTGCTGTAGCAGGTTTAGCTTTACGCCTACCCTTAGATATTTTTTCCAGGGCATAACGGATTGAATCGATGTAGTGGTTATAGGCATCAATGATGATCGGTAACACTTCATCCGTTAACCGGTCTTTTTTATAAGAGTAGTTTCTAAACTCATTTAGGGTTTCCTTACACCGAGGGTGAATATAGACCCGCTTGAATGACTGAATAAAGGCAATACCATCTTCGACTGAACCCTTTCCTTTTTCACATGCCTTGATACGGCTTAATCCGTTTCGTTTTAGATGGCTAATAGACTCGGGTCGTGCGTTATCGGCATAGATTGCATAATCTTCAAACTCAGGGATGAGTTTTGACAAGAACTCTACCGTATCATCCAGTTCTAGCCCTACAGCGCCTGCCTCATACTCAATCCAGAGGCAATCGTCATGAATCCATGAACGTGTCGCAGCCAGCGGATCATGAGCAAAGCCAAAATCCAGACCCTGATATGGTCCATCCCAGCTATAGGGATCAGGCTCAAATTCCTGAATTTCAAACTTGTTTCGAAAGATCTGTGCTTCAGATAATTCCAGATACTCTCCCTCCCAGATCCAGCGATAGGTCGCATCATCCAGAGTGGCCTGATCACGGCGGCGCTCGATTTCAAGGACTTCAGGAAACCATGGGTTATCGATATAGTTCATCTCCACACCGAGACCGATCAGTTCACCGGTCAGGTCATCATAAATTTCTTCATGTCTGAAACGTGTACTGGTTGCACTATCACGTCGTTCAGGGTTCCATGTAATCCACACCTCAGAGTTATCTTCACGTACTGTAGGTAGTAACTTGCGCCATGCCATCTCAGAAACAGTTTCAGCCTCATCTACCCAGCACAGCAGAATACGCGCTTTAGACTTGATGCTGTCCAGGTTGTGGCGTAGACCAGCGAATCCATAGCTCACTCTTTTATTTTTAGTACGAATAAAGTTTTCACCCATCTCATAATAGTTTTTTAAAAAAGGAACTGAGCGAATCGCCTGTTTTATTTCTTCCATAGATGAATCAGCTAATGAGTTCATAAACTCACGCGCACCTAAGATCAACCCGCTCACACCAGCCTCGGCATATATATAACCCTTGATCGCCGTCATCAGTGCAAAGCTTCTAGTCTTACCTGAACCACGGCCACCCCATGAAGACCTGTAACGGATATTGCTGGTGCTAAATAGCGGGATAAGTTTAGGCGGTAATTCAATCTGTACCTTTGACATTAGGAGCCACCAGTTCGATTACAGTAGGTTTCGCCGCATTAAGAGATTCGCCGTTTGTGGTTATATCTGTCTTTGTGATACGACCATCTGTTTCTTGAAATGCTTGCTTTAACAGGTTCTGCTTTACGCGCTTATTCCGTCCAGAATCCTCATACATCTTTTGAAGTTCTCTTAAACGAAATGCTTTATTAGCAATCGCTATATCTTCGATATTTTCTCGAAAATCCTTGCGGGTACGCTCAAATAGTTCTGTCAGTTTCTTGCTTAGGTTTCTGCCTGAAAACTTTGTAGGGTCATAACCCTCACATTGTCTACGATCAATCTCTATACCAAATCTTTGTTGGACAGCATCAGCTACCTGTTGAGGTGTTTCAAAGCAAGCAAGAGACTGAACTATAAAGATTTTTACAGGCTCTTTAAGTGCCGCCATAAATACCCCTTTGTCATGCTACGTCCAACAAGACAGGCAAAAAAAGAACCTTTCAGCTCTAACCAATCACACAGTTTCCACAACACGCAGCCATACTCTTTTCAGACACAAACGGCGCGTTCTTCGCGATTTCCAGTAAACGCTTAACTGACTCATCAGCTCCCCAGCGTTTGGTTTCACCAAAGAATACTTCTACATCGTGGCCAGCAAGATAATGCTTTGGTAAGCCGGTCATATCGCTATAAATGATTTCGCCGTCCTCATCACGTTCAACACCGATGTGATAAAGCTCATGCTCAATCAAACGGCAGAACTCACGATCATTAGAGTTTTCGCAAAAGCTTGCGTCTACTGTAATGAGATAAACAGGTACATAGCCGAACCAGTCCCGCATCTGCTGTTCCTGTCTAGCCTTCTTCCAACCACCTTGGTTAAACATCACCTTTTCACATTGGCCCAGTACCATACGTTTTTTCGCTATTGCCGCAGATGAAGCCCAAGCAAATGCCAGGAAGGTTTCATCATCATGAAGCAGCTCAGCGATATGATCATGGTCCGGGTTATGTAATTCACCACCGAGAGTGAGCCAATTCTTAATAACCCATTCTTTTAATTCAACGGCGGGTGCCAGCCGGATTGCTTCCTCTTCCTCTGCCTGATCAATCAGATCCGGCGGCGGGAATGGTCTGAACTGTTCCATTGAATGAATGCCTCTTTAAGTGTTTAAGCCATTGGCGAGCATGACTGAATTCTATTTGCAATGGTCCAGCTTCGTTAATCTTGTAACGGCTAGCTGATTCCAAACGTACAACGTTATAACCCATCTCTTCAGCATGATCATAACGATCCATGCTCCAAGCCTTATTGCTCAGTTTTCCCTTACGTCCACCAGACCAAGGCCCGCCTGCTATTTCAATTAAGATCCTGTGTTCGATCAAATGAAAGTCGAAACGCCAGTGCTTGGTAGATTTAAAGTGAAAGCATTTTTCAAATTTGATTTCTAAAATATCCAGAATCCGCTCTAGTTCTTCTTGGGCTTCGAGATATTTTTGAGTTGCCTTAGGTAATGGTTTTGCTCTTGGTACCTTTTTTAATGGCTTCTTTTTGGTTAGAGCTTTGTATTGATCTATATCCATAACTTACACCCATTAAAAAACCGCACCAACTTTAGTTAATGCGGTTTTTAATGCTTATTAAGTTTAAATAGCATTATTCATTTTCTTTCCAGAAAGTGACATATAGCTTGAACTCTGATTTTATTAATAATGCACTAATGAAAAATGCAGCCCCAATAATCAGAAACATTACATCTATATTCAACAACCCCACCAATTCAAGGATAATTCCAAGAATGCACAGTGCATAAAAAACAACTACACCTAATTTTTCTTTCATTTGCTTCACCAGGAGAAAATTTGCTTTATACAAATTTGAACTGGCATATTTACATTAAAAATTCTTTAAATGGAATAGACTGAGAAGTCTATCCGATAAATATAGTTTTCAGTTATCTAATTCACATTTCTCATGCTTTCTGCGTTCTTTTACTCTGAACACATTAGTTTCAAAACCCCGCGCATGGGAGCAAAATATCTGGCTATGTATAGGAGTATTTCTTTTCTTCTAACAATAAAAAACTACCCATAGGTGCAAGATAGATAAACATAAATTGAGAAATTTATTCAACGAATTTATTGACACAGTATTTATAGTTTTCTTCTTTGCTTACGTGCCCACCTGCATGAACGCAAGAGCAGAAAAGTTCAGCATCTTTATACTTAATTTCTTTAGGAACATCTACGTTATAACATCTAGAGTCTATCCTCGCGGGTTTCCGCGCCAGAAAAAAGTGGCCTCCATATATGGAATACCATATAGCACCGGCCACAATTAAAATTAGAGTAACCACAGGATTTCTGAACATATGCTTTTTTAATGTAATTCTTTTAATCAGTTAAAAAGCCCACCGTTAAGCGAGCTTTTTATAATCTTGCTGCGGTTTTTCTTATACTTCGACCACTATAAAGCAAAAATAGCATTTGCCCTGATCAAGGTCAATATAGACTAAAATAAAACCCCGCCAATATCTAATATATGACGGGGTCTTATATACCGAAAATCGGTATTAACAGGCTCTATGGTATTTATTTGATAGTCTTACTTTCCTTAGATTTTAAATATGCAGTGATGGATTCACCGTTATTTTCAGGCTTAGGTTTAGGAGGAGCTACCGTTTTCTTCTGAACAGTTTCACTAATCACTTTATCGGTTATATTGCTATATACCACTGCCAGCCACAGTATGAACTCATCTTTTAACTGTCTGCTGGGCATAAGACTTAAATCAATTTTTCTGCCATTATTTTTTTCTATCTGTTAAATAAGCTCCTTCATATTATTGAACTCATATTTAAATTTGATATTTGAGTCCCTAATCTCCCTTTTTAATTCCATAAGAAAGATATTCAGGTCCTTTACACTATCACCCTGGAAGCCGTTTCTACTATGGATCTTGTCGTATACCACTTCTGCTATTCGTAAACATTCGTCCATCTCACTGCTTCTATTTTATGTATGAAACTTAGTATGAACGACTTACTGACTTACATTAGAATATTTCTGTAATTACAAAAATTTAAATGATGAAGTTATTGTCTATGTTTCAACATATTTAAGTTATTTCTTGTGTGACTTCACATTTTTATTAGAGAGTAATAAAAAAATTTTCTCATGGCATCATATTTTTCCCTTATTTTGAATATTAAAAAACCTCCCGAAAGAGGCTTGAATATCTTACTCAACTATTGGGGGTTACAATAGCCACAAAAAGATTATTCTCTTCTACCCAGTCAAAATCATAACCTTTAGTCTTGTAATACTCTTCAAGTTTTTCAATTGCTCCAGGTTCGATATTCGAATACCTTTCCTCTTGTCTTACCATTAAACCATTACTTTTTTTCAGTTTTTGATTGATATGGGAGACTAATTCTTCAAATGTAATCTTATAGATAGAAACCATAAATATTTCTCAAATTTCCATTAAAATGTTAACTACATCAATCTATCAATTATGAAAATATAGTTCAAATATCTCATAATTACGATGAGAATTAATTTTTAATAAAAAAAATTTTTCTAATGATTTTAGCCACATGAAGCATCAATAATTTTCTGAGTATTTGAATCACTAATTATAGTAATACGATTTGGTCGATAATCTTCTGTAACAGCCTCACCTACTTTTGCATAGCGGACTATCTCAGAATTGGTCATTTGTTTAATCTGCTGTTCACTTAGATCAGTTCTCCCTACAAGCTCCTTAGCTCGAAGAGGCAGACACTTATGAAGTGTGTCCTGTAACTGTTCTTGAGCTTCTTTCTTTTGTTCAGATACATGATCAACGTCTGACTGGTAATTTGAGCATGCACAAAGAAAAATGATTAAAAATCCTGAAGCAATAAATTTTTTCATATTTTTACTCTTCGCAGCGAGTATTTTTTAAATACTAACTGATTAATCTGCTTTTACCTGTTGTGCCTTCTTATTCACTTTTTTATAAAAGTTACCTGCCTTGATCTTTAAAAAAGAGTTTCTTCTTTCAAAATAATTTATAAGATCCCGATAACCTTCTTCTTTTTCGCTTGCTAAAGGAAAGGTTCTCTCTTTCTGGCTAAATATAGCCTCAAGCAGGGTTACATACCATGCAATAAAACTCTGGGTAAATTCTCTATCAGGTATCACACTAAAATCTATTTGCTTCTTTATGCCCCATTTTTCTATAGGTTTTAATGCCTTTAAATATTTACTAGTAAGAGGAATTTTAATCTCTTTACTTTTAGTTCTGGCTTCCAATTCAGTGAATAAAAGATTTAAATCTTTTAATCCATTAGAGCTAAACCCGTATTCTCTATATACCTTTAGATAGGTTTCCCTAGCGAGACGCTGATAATTTTTGATAATAGTTTTCAATGTCTAATCCAATTGTATTGATGTTAAATGCTATATACATCTACTGGCACATCTGACCAGATATTAAAGATCAATTCTTTATAATCAGAAGGCTCTGCACCTTCCAGCAAATAAAAAGATTTAATCGTACCCTCCTTGTTGATTTGAACCCTTTTATACAGCAGGGTCTCTTTATCCTGCGTCGTAAACTCTTCAATAAATTTGAGGATCTCTTCCGAGCCTAAATGTGATGGCTCTACCATCTGGCCGTTATACATACCGCCGATGTAGTAGGTTGACTGGGCTGACATAAGAACCTCTCTTAGACTTTATTAATCAGGAGCAAGTCTTGATAAGGAATATCTGCTTATTTTGAAAGCATATAAATCTTTTTTTAATTTAACTTAATTGAATATCTTAAAAGTATATTTTGTAATACCCGAATGTTAAGTTTTTTTAAAATTAAAAAAGCCCATCTTTCAATGGGCCTGTCTATGGATCAAGTACTAACTATTAATTTGTGAATCTACCCAATTAACAAACTTATTTTTATCCTTATAATTTGGCATTTCCCCTAAGTTAATATTTCCTTTATTACCAAATCTACCTCTGATGAGATTAGGTGCCTGGACTATAAATTCTTCAGGAGCTTCCTCATGTAGGGTTCTAAAATACTCTACAGCTTTCGTATAGTCACTTTCATCTCTAAAACCGGGACGTTCTTGCAAGAAGTCATAAACCTGTTCTAGAGCTGGTAAATAGTTGTTTCTAGGCATTCTTTTTCTCTAGGATTACAGCTTTTCAAAGGGAGGCTTATTCTGAATGGATTAAAAGAAAAATACTTATTAATTTCTTAAGATTTCTGTAAAAAACTTTTGTAGCAACTTAAATTAAATTTTAGAAATTGATAATAAAGTCCGTGATTTGACGAATCTCCCCATATTTTTGGGACGTTCAACTTATACTTCAACTGCTTTAAAGCGAAAATAGCATTTCTTTTTCAAAGTTTCACCTGATGGAGAAGAGTAACTTTTTCAAATGTAACACTATGAGCAGAAGCGATTAATAAAGCCTAATTTTTTTAATGGGAAAATCCCAAACATTAGCTTCATTTTTGTATATTTGAATACCGACATATAATTTAAAAAAATCCCATAAGTCGTGAATACCTTATGGGATTCTAAGTAATAGAGTGAATTCCTTTCATAATTCCACTTCATCCATCATTTCTAAGCAACCTGAGCTTCATTCAGAATAAACTGAACTGCATCTTTTAACTTTGATTTTAAATCTGGATCTGCCTTATCCATACGCCATTCATGCCTGGGAGGAATACTAGACCCGATATACCCTATATCTGAAAACAGGTATACACACTCATCAGATAAATGAGCACTGTATACAACCTCTCTTGAATTACCATGTGTTTTCTCTAACACCTGTAAAGTTTTCAATATATCTGAATCACTCATATTTAAAATCTCTCTCACTAAAAAAGCTCATATTGGGGTGAATATGAGCTAATAAGGAATTTAATACCAAATCTGATAAGCTAATATATAGTTAAAAAAGCCTGCCTTTATGGAGATAAAAGCAGGTTAAGGGGTAGTACGACACACAATCTTCTACCTGAGGGGGTAGGATTAATACTAATATATCCTATGATTTTCTTTTATGTAGTTGTTTTAATAGCACTAAAAGTGTAGTTAATGTATCTGATGTTATTTATTTATTAAATGAACCTTGAAATTAAACATCTAAATTTAAGTCTATATTAAGAACAGTAAAGGTTTAAAAACTATTTATATTATATGAATAGTTTCTTATTTTTAGCGTTAATAAAAAACCCATCCCTATTAAGGATGGGGGAGGAGTCGGATATACTTAAATTTATCCAAATCATCTAAAACTTTAATCCTACTTTGCTGGAAGGAAAACCAGGATTAAAGTAAGTTACCAGAGTGCTCTCAGGTGAAAAAGAGCAATTTAAATATAACTAAAAAATTTAATTTAATGCGTAACTTTTTAGCCTAATAAAGTTAAGAGTATGTATCAGTTTGGAAGAGGATTAAATTGTATTTAAAGCATTAATATATTTATTTTAAGAAACCCATTAGTAAAAAGAGCCCATCATCTGATGGGCTCTGAAGCTTATACAGTGTCCTGTTTTAAGGTATAGAAACTGTCTGGCTGTTTAGATAATAAATCAATAAATTTAGGAATAGTTTCTGTATTAAGTAAATACGGATTAAATTCATCTAAATGATTTTTAGCAAAAAAATCAGTAATATCTTTATGAAAAATTGCATATTTCATATGCCATTTAGAAAACATGCGCTCATCAATATTTTCTAGCATCATGATTTCGCAATTTTCATGCCGGGGATCTTTTAATATCTTTTTAAAGTATAAGTGTTCTACTTGGTCTTTATTCCCTTCAAGACACTGCACAAAATAATTATTGCCATAATATAGCGCGCCACAAATATGGTTAAGATTATTAAACACCAATGCTTCTGTAAGAATGTTGAACAGCTCATTCATAGGATTAGCACAGTCTTTTAACTTGCTCACATACAACAATCTTACATCTTTCACACTTACCTCCAACCTGACATATAAAAACCCATACAACAGCGTATAAGACCTAATCTAAAATAAATTTCTTTTATTTATTTTGGATAAACAATGAACAAGAACTATATACAAACAACAGATGGCACATATCTATATTACAAAGACTGGGGAGAAGGTTTACCCATCATATTTCTACATGGTTGGCCACTTTCCAGTGATGCATTTGAGGACCAAATGCTTTTTCTCGCAAATCAGGGTTTTCGTACACTTGCTTATGACCGTCGTGGTCACGGCCGCTCTTCCCAGCCTTGGGAAGGTCATAACATGGATCAATATGCTAAAGATCTCGCTGACTTTATAGAACAGCTTAATCTGAAAGACATTATACTTGTGGGACATTCTACAGGCGGCGGCGTTGCTGCACGTTACCTGAAAAATTATGGAACCGATTTAACAAAAAAGCTGGTTTTACTTGCTTCTGTTACCCCTCTATTAATTGAGCGGGATGATAATCCAAACGGCGTATCAAAAACAGTCTTTGATGATATGCGTGATCAATTATTAAACAACCGCTCTGACTTTTATCTTACATTCTCAAAAAAATTTTATGGTTTTAACAAGTTGCTAACTAAAACTTCTGAAGGATTATGTCAAAGCTTTTTTATGCAGGCCATGCAAGGATCGATAAAAGCCCATTATGATTGTATTGCTGCATTTTCCGAAACTGATCAACGCGATGACTTGAAAGCTATTGATATTCCCACTCTGGTTCTTTATGGGGATCAAGATGAGATCGTACCACCCGAAGTTTCCAGCCTAGAAGCAGTTAAACTTCTTACTCATGCACAAAAAATAGAAATATCCGGAGCACCTCATGGATTGTGTTCTACTCACAAAGATGAAGTAAACCAGGCCTTGCATAATTTTATACTGAATTAAATTTTAATTTTTAATAGAAAAATAGTCATGAGAAGATGATGAAATAATTCATCTTCTTTTTATAGATATATTTAGCTGGCTGAGGAGGAATTATTATTCGATGTATCATTATCATCTTCTTCGTTCTGCTGATAACTACTACGCCTGGTATCCTCTTTATCTTTTTTTCTAAAAAGCTCTATATTAATAGAGATATAGAGAGCGCACAGCAGGATAAATAGTGAAATCAGGAGAAATAAATTCATATAAGAAGACCGGGGTACTAAGACTATTATCTTAAATGTTAAATCGCTTTTCTGGAATAAAAACTTTAAATACCGATTGTACAGGTGAAGATATTTTTATTTTTATTACTATTTTTTATAGTAAAACCCATGTCTAGAACAGGTTTATTTTAAGAATCCTGTTCCAAAGTATGGGGAGATTCCGGCTGGTTATTGTCAGTTTCTTCTTTCTTGTTTGCACAAGCAGTTATACTCAAAGTCATCAATATAACCATGCCAGATATCATTAACTGTTTCATCTCTTCCCCTCATCCTCTTCTCATTTGGTTGTCATTATATGAGGGAAAAATTCCAGTTTCTTAACACTTATATAGTATCAATGTTATAAATGCGTACAAGACTACATTCTTTTAAAAAGTATAAACCCATACCGGCTATGCAGTGCAGCCAGTCCGCAGCGCACATCATACTTGGCATCCATTTCAGTTCGCTCCGGTGTCCTCATCTGGGCCCATGAATTCCCATAAAAGTAACGGTCAATAATTGCATCCAGCCATTCATCAAGTACCTCTGACTGCCCCTGCATATCTAGTATCAGGCGTTGTACTGCACGAGCTTCATTGTCATTTATACTGCATACCATCTTGGCCTTTCTGGGTGTCTCCATATACTCCAGATCTGCCATATAACGTCCAATCAGTTGCTCACGTTTTAACTTGCCCAGTTTTTTAGACTTGAGGGTTTTAATCATCTGGTTACGTGGCTCACTGTACTGGCTATTCATCCAGGCACCAAACTGGTAAAGCCAGCCTTCCAGATCAAAACGGGACCAGTCCACGGTTTGTAAAATGTGTTGTTTCTCTACTGCTGTATTCATCTACTTCAAGTCCCCTAATAACCTTTCAATCTGCCGAACCGCCAAACCGCTTTTCACTTGCTCTGTACTAAACCGTAAAACCTGATAACCCAGCACTGTGGCCGCGTTATACTTTTCCATATCGTGAATAAACCCTTTACCCCGTGTATGCCTGCCACCTGTCCAGATCCCGCCTTCCACCTCAACTAAAATCTTTGTTTCTAAAATATGAAAGTCTGCTCGCCATTGTCGTTCAGGGTGAAAGTAAAACTCCTGTACGAAGCCAATCTTGAGCGCTTTAAGATCGCTGGCCAGCTTTGCCTCTCCCTCACTTGCAGCCTTCTCCCCTTTCACCTTGCTCTGCCGCTCGGCTTTGGCACGTTTTTTAGTGCCATAGAGCTTGTGGTAGTCAACCAGAGACATACTGGTCATTACGCGCCTGCTGCCAGTGAACCGTTAAATCCTACCTGTTTCAGGTAAGGCTCCCATTTCTTCGCCTGTATCGGATCAGCCAGTTTCACGGCGATGCGTGCGGCCAGTTTTTCGTATGACTCACCGGGTTCGCTAAAACGCCCTGAGAATTCAGGATGCTGTGAGAGCTTCTGGGCGAAGGTGTGGATCTGTTTTTCAGAAAGCCGATTCGACTGACTCCCTGCGCCTGCCGGTTTAACAGGTGCAGCTTGCTGCGGATTTGAATACTTGGTTCGGTAGGCGTTAATCAGCCAGTCAGCAAAGTGATAGATCATCAGATCACAGCTCATGCTCTTGCCCACGTTGTAGGTTTCAAAGGCCCGCTTTTCCCGCTCAGACCACTTCGAGTTCATGAGGGTGTCAAAATCGATGCTGTCATCGGCCAGAAAAATTTCTTCACGAAGTTTTTTAAAGCAAAGCCAGTCTTTTTTATTTTTAGATTCTTCTGAAAGATTCATTGGGAGATTCTGTGTCCCGTTAACGGCACTATTCAAAGTCCCGTTATTGGCACTATTCAACATGCCGTTAACGGAATGATTCCGTTTTTGGGACTGTTCCGTTTCCGGTACCATTTCAGATAAATTTTTTTCCTGTAATGGTGCCGTTTTTGGCATGGTTTCGCGTCCATTGACCCCATTTAACCGGTAGACCTTTACCCGTCTGGTACTGCCCTTGCGCTCACCGGTATCGACAATCAGCCGGTCTTCCAGCAGCTCGGCAATAATCTTGAGTACAGTCTTGCGTTCAAGACCGGTGTCTTTTTCAAGACGTTGCATGCTGGGGTAACAGCAATGGTCTTCACCGGCACGGTCTGCCAGTGAGAGCAGGATAAGCCGTTTCAGCGGTATGCGACTACCGCCTTTCTTCTCGGTCAGTCCGACTCTCCAGGCCCAGTTGGTTGCATCTAAGCTCATGGCTTCACCTTTTCCTCAGGGTGGCCAGCCGCGTCAGCAGGCTGGATATATCCACCGAAATATTTAACTTTGCCGGCACTCATCAGACTGCTTTCGATCTGGACCGACAGGTACATCGTGATTCTGAAACGGCGGGACATCTGCGCCCTGAACTCGTCCCGGGCCAGTGCAGCATTGGCCTCGTTATAGCCGCGTTTACGCAGGTTGGCTTTATTGCGCTCGATCAGCTCGTTTAATATGCGCAGCGCCGGCTCATAGAAGGACTGCACCTGCTGGAGCTGCTTATATTCGGGCAGTGCATCAAACTGATGGTTCATGGAGCCTCCGTAACAAACAGTGCTACCAGTTCAGCCAAGCGGCGCTTGGGCTTACGACCTGACGACCTAGAACTGAATCTAAAAATAGTGACTGGTGAGTTATTTTGTTTGAGATCAATAGGTTTGTGATTATCTGGCTGTTCTGTTAAATTGATTTTGTTCATTTGGCTTCTCTAACTCATTTGAATAGGAAAAGCCTGACCTCAACCGTCAGGCTTTTTCTTTTTGTAGATTGGCGGTGTATTTCTGCATCTGCTTGTAGGCTGCCTGATCTGCCGCAGTCGCAAATTCGATAATTCTTAAAAAGATGCTATGGATCTCTTCATACTCTGCCGGCGTGATCACGCCATCTTCATAAGCTTCATACACTTTCTGGTTGGCCTGCCCGTTACAGATGTTGTGCTGCATCATGGCTTCAATAACAGATAGCTCGTGATGCTTGTCTCCATCGCAGCCTGTCGGAATTAATGCGTAACCCAGCCGGTGTGCCCAGCTCTGCAATACCACCGGATTTTGGGTAAACAGCAGCATGCCTTCGAACTTTTTAAGGCTTGGCAGGTAGTCCATGTTCGGGTTGGCATAGTTCAAAACGGTCTTGTGTGAGTCACCAATAATTTCTGCAATCTGTTTCGGGTCAATGCCTGCTGTCTGGTGAATCATTTTGTAGAGTGCAGCCTGGGCACTTTTACTGAATTGGGTTTCCATATGTGAAGCCTTGTTTTTATTCACGTTTACTTTGAGGGACTATGAGGTAAGAATGACTAGGCGGTTAAAGCTCGAAGATCAGCTTTTAATTCACCATTGGTCATTACTTCAAAAGTTGCTTGCGTACGTGGCGGAATACCATTGGTTTCCCATTTCCACAAAGTCACTTCAGAAAAACCAATTTTTCTAGCGAGATCACGTCGAGTTTTACACTTGTAGTAATCCATCAAATCTCTGGCTTTCATTTTGCTAACCTAAGTTAATAAAAATTATTAATCAAAGTTAGCATGTGCTAACCAAAGTTTCAATAACCTGTATTAACATTAGTTAGTATTTTTTATGGATTTAAGCCATGTTTCTGCATGAAAGAATTCAGCAAAAGCTAAAAGAAAAGAATCTAAAACAAGCTGATATTGCGAGATCTACTGGCAAGTCTACTGCTGCTGTAACTAAATGGCTTAGAGGTGAAAACATACCAAAGGCTGAGAATTTAAAAGCTATTGCTAAGTTATTAGAAGTTAGTGACGAATGGCTTTTAACTGGTAAGAACTTAACAGTTTTAGATAGTCAGGATTTACAGCCTCTCTCTGAATGGGACGAGACCACGCCTATTGAAGAAGATGAAATAGAGATTCCTTTCTTTCAGAATTTTAGTTTTGACTGTGGTTCTGGTTCTGTTGGTGAAGCACTTAAAGCCCAGTCACAGGCATTACGTATTTCTAAAGCTACCTTGCGTGACTTGGGAATTGAAAAAGAGAATGCGGTGGCTACTGGTGCAAGTGGCAACTCTATGAAACCGACTATTAAAGATGGTGATACGATCTATCTGGATTTGGGGCGTAAAACAATTAAAGACGGCAAGATCTTTGCGATCTGTCATGGTGGGCTGTTTGTGGCCAAGCGGCTTTATAACTTGCCGATGGGTGGCGTCAGAATTGTTTCGGACAATACTGCGGAGTACCCCGAGGTTTTATTGACTGCTGAGGAAAGAAAAGAACAAGAATTTGAGGTAATTGGGTGGGTATGGCGGATAACATCTACTGAGAGTTGGTAGTTCTTTATAATAGTTAAATTAAGCTTTTGAAAAAACTAAATAAATAGATATACATCAATATTATCAAGATAACTCAAATAATTGATAAAAATAGTTACAAATAAGAACTGCTTAAACGCAGTTTTTTTATGCAAAGAAATTAAATAATATAAGTTTTTAACTTACAAATATAATTAAATTATAATAAAATATGCATTATTTTAAATAATTAATACCGGACTTATCATGGAATATTTTTCTACTGTTTCGGCTATCTGTCGCGCAAGCATGAAAAGCCCTTCTAATGCTTTGATCAACCATATCAAGAAATTAATTAAATCCTTAGAGAAAGACAATGAAAATGAACAAGCTCAAGTTCTAAGAGAAATAATAGCCAATCAAAACGTTGAGGCTGAGTTAAAGCCAAGTCGTATAGCATTATCTAAAATGGCTCTTAGTGGCGAAGCTTTACCACTCGGTATAAAACCGCCCGTAGATAAAGAATCTGGTAGTTATTTAGCTGAAATCTTATATCCTCAGGATTTCAACTTAGCTAAACCTACCTTTGATCCAATACTTGAGCAAAGTATCAGTTATTTATTAGAAGAGTGGAAGAATGCAGACAAGCTCAAAGAAAATGGCCTCACGCCTGCATATTCAGTTATGCTATTCGGCTTACCAGGTACTGGTAAAACTTTATTAGCAACTTATTTAGCTTCTCAATTAAATTTACCCTTGGTTGTAGCTAGGTTAGATGGCTTACTTTCTTCGTTTCTCGGTACTACTGCTAGAAACATTGCTAACTTATTTACCTTTGTAAATAGATATCAATGTATTTTGCTTCTAGATGAGTTTGATGCGATTGCGAAACTTAGAGATGATCCTAATGAATTAGGGGAGTTAAAACGAGTAGTAAATACTCTTTTACAGTGCTTAGATGAAAGAACTAAATTCGGTTATACAATTGCTATTACAAATCATGAGAATTTGTTAGATCCTGCTATCTGGAGAAGATTTGATTTAAGAATTGAAATTCCGAAGCCCTCGATTGAAGTGCGTAAAGAAATAATAAATATTTTAGCTAATCAAATTATTGACTTTTCTGATGTTCAGATAAACTTTCTTGCTAAGTTAACTCAAAACTATAGTGGTTCAGATATTACTAAATTGATAGGTTTTCTAAATAGGAAGAAAGTTCTGGCTAATAAAGATTTCAACTTTATGAATACAATAAAAGAATTTATTAAACTCAATGCAAATCTTACCAATGCAGAATTTGTCGATAACTTAAATTCAGAAGATGAGAATTTAGTTAAATTCTTAAAACATAATGCTATATTTCAACTAACTCAAACAGAAATAGCAGAGCTATTAAATACAACTCAACCAAATATTAGTCGCTTATTGAATAAATAATATGGGGAATCTCTTATGAATAATCCAATTCAAATCATTTTAAACTCTAATAATTTCGTAAATAATATAATCCCCCTCGGTGGGGGAAGTAATAAAGATTTTTATTCAGGAAGAGATGAGGATTTTGTTAAACATAAAATTTTATTAGACTCCTCAATTTCACAGATCATTGAAACTCAAAAATTTAGCGATGAAGAAATTATCTATACCAATGTTACTCTTCAAGATAATGGCTGGGCAAAAACTCATAGACCTACACAAAAAATATTTACTGAAAACAACTCAGTTAGTATTATGGGAGGAAATCAACTAGGTGAAATTATTGTTGGTTTAACCTTAAACCATTTACAGAAAATTCGAAAACTTGTAACTGAAGCACCAGATACTAATGAGATAATTGAAAAAGATGGAAAGTTATTACCTAAAGTTACTTCACTTAGAAGTGAAGTAGGCGTTATCAAAGAGATTAGACTTTATGATCAAGTAGATAAGAGAAATTTTTCAACTAATCAGGCAATAGAATGGTTGACAAACTCTACTACTGGACACTCTTACTACATTGAGACTTTTATAGAAAATAATAATAAAACAGCTAAAGAAATTAGCTCTCTGCAAAAGTGTTTAGACAAGGTAAAAAAGATTTATCCTGAACTAAATATATCTTATCTAAATGAATCTTGGTTAGAAACAATATTAATTATTTTTAAGTTTTCGAACCTAGACGATTTAAAAGATTCAAAAAGACATGAGGCATTATTAAAAGTATTAGATCACTCTTCTATAATCAGAGCAATACACTTACCTCCAATCTTACAAGCTAATCATAATTTTGAAAATACATCCTTACCAACATCTATCCCTTCACCTCAGCCTAATAAAGAATATCCAGTAGTTGGTGTGATTGATACAGGAATCTCTCTAAAAAACTCGTTGAATCAATGGTTAACAGGGGGTATAGATTTTTTAGATAAAGATGAGCAAGACCTATCTCATGGCACATTTATAGGGGGATTATTGGCTGCATCTAAGCATTTAAACTCTGAAAAACTTTTAGATGAACATGACTGTAAAATCTATGATTTAGATCTTTTTCCCACTTCAGGAGATTTTGAAGACTATTATCCTAAAGGCTTTATAGATTTACTAAAGCAATTAGAAGATTTTATACCGACTGCTAAAGAAAATAATGTTAGAATCTTCAATATGAGTTTAAATTTATTAACCTGTGTAGAGGATAATAGATATAGTATTTTTGCTAATATAATAGATAATATAAGTAAAAAACATTGAATAGCCACCAAAATTCTAGACACACATAACCATCTTTTGATGGGCCTTTTCATAATCTAATGGAGAACGCTGACCATTGGAACCATGTCTGCGTTTTGAGTT